ACAGAAGATATCACAATACAAATAGAAAATAATATAGTTGATGTTTTCAGTAGATGGTTACCTTTTGTAGATTTAAGAAACATTCAAGTAGACAGAAGAGATGATTTGAATCAAGTAAATATTAATATAGATTTTAACATAAGAAGAGCACCAAATAATTTAGAAAGTGTTCAGGTTACATTTGATGGTGTAGGTGCTGGAAGCAGTACAAGTAATGGAGCATACTAATGGCATATACAGAAAAACAAAAAATAAAACCAACGAATGTACAATATACAAGTAAAGATTTTAGTTCTATAAAAGCTGATTTGATAGAATATACTAAATCTTACTTTCCTGATACATATAAAGACTTTAACGAAACATCACCTGGTATGATGTTGATAGAGTTATCAAGTTATGTAGGTGATGTACTTTCTTATTATATAGATTATAACTACAAAGAAAATCTGTTAGCAACAGCAACAGAGAAAAGAAATGTTCGTAGATTGGCTGAGTTTCTTGGATATAAAACTCCAAACAAAACTCCATCAGTTGTTAAACTAAAAGTAGAAACAACAATAAATGCTGATGGTACAACTGGTCAACCACTTTATGGAGAAGCTCCATCTTCAATAGATAGTGGATTACAGATTGCTTCTAATGTAGATTCTGAGATTCTTTTTGAGACTACCGATGAGATAGATTTCACATCAAGTGGTTCAGGCGATCCTGCTGTAAGTGCTCCAATACTTGATAGTAATGGTGAAGCTAGTTCTTATACCCTAACAAGATTTGTTAGAGCTATTTCTGGTAAAACAAAAACAAAAACTTTTAACATCACATCTCCTACTAAGTTTTTAGAACTAGATTTAGGTGAAGATGATTTGATTGAAGTAATGAGTTGTGTGGATGGTGCTGGTCAAACATGGTATGAAGTTGATTATCTAGCACAAGACAAGATTTTAAAACAAACTCATTACACAGATGACCCGACAAGGACAAGTGCTTATGACCAAGGCGATGCTACTGATGATACATCTCCTATACCGATTCCTTATGTTGCTGAATATATTAAATCTACTAAAAAGTTCACAACTAAGTTTGACGAAGATACTCAAACATACAAAGCTTGTTTTGGTAATGGATTATTTAGATTCAGTAACTCTGGTTCAAATGTAGATCCTGTAGAACAAGCTGGTGTAACAATCAACGGAACTAACCTTGCTGATGTTCCAAGTGCTATAGGAGTTGTAACAGGTAATAATCCAAACTTAGGTGAAACACCATCTAACACATCTTTAACATTTACTTATAGAGTTGGTGGTGGAGCTGAATCTAATATTCAAGCTGGAGAACTTAGTGTTGTTAATAATCCACCAGCAGGTGTAACCATAACTGTATCAAATGACGAACCAAGTGCTGGTGGTACAGATGGTCAAACAGTAGATGAGATTAGGTCAAACGCCAGTTCGTTTTTTGCTTCTCAACTTCGTTGTGTTACCAAAGAAGATTATCAATCAAGGATATTATCTCTTCCACAAAAGTTTGGTAGTATTGCTAAATGTTTTGTAGAGAGAATGGATGGTGGTGCTCTTTTAGTTCATACTCTTTCTTATAATCAAAACAAACAACTTGTACAAACACCACAACTTGTTTTACAAAATATTGGAACTTACATTAATCAGTTTAGGATGATTAACGACCAAGTTGGATTTGGATTTACATTAAACGATACATTGTTTTCTGGCTATGTAATAAACTTTGGAGTTCGTTTTGTTGTAAATTATGATAGACGTTCAAATCCTACTGAAGTTAAATTAAATGTGATTCAAGTAATAAAAGATTTCTTTAAGATAGAAAAGATGCAGTTTAGACAATCAATAAATCTAAATGATTTACAATATAATATATTAGGATTAGATGGTGTAATCGGTATTAAAGAACTAAAACTATTTCAAGATGGAAATAATGAATATGCTAGTGGCAGACAACTTTATTATTATAAGGGAGATGGTGAGGTTATTGGAACTGATAGTAACTATGGATTTAAATATAACTTTGATAATGCTATACGAGATGGTGTGATAAGACCATCAGTATCTTCAGCAGTATTTGAGTTAAAAAATCCTAATCAAGACATATATGGAAAAGTGATATAATGCATAGATATTTTTTTACAACCAAAGATGCCTTTATTAATAGTGGTTCAAACGAAACTACGGGCGAAGATTTTAAAGATAAGAACACAGGACAAGACGAGGTTCTTGAGTTAAAGAAAGTTTTCTTTGATAGAAGTTTTTCTCATCCAACTCGTGTTCTTCTTCAGTTTGATACAACAGAAATAGAAAACTATATTAGTTCATCTGTTTTACCTTATGATTATAAAGTTAATCTTAGATTATACGAAACTGAAGGAACAAGTGGATTGACTGAGGAATATAAAGTTGCTGCTTATCCTCTAAGTCAAGAATGGGATGAGGGTATTGGTAAAGAGATAGATGTACCTAAAACGATAGAAGGTTGTAGCTGGTTATATAGAAAGAATAGACCAGGTGCTTCCGAGATAGAATGGACAACACCTGGTGGAACTTATATTGCTGGTGATGAAGTTACTCAATCTTTTTCATCAGAGTCACCTGATATTGATATGGATATCACTTCTGTTGCTAATAAATGGTTTGATGGTACAAACACAAACTATGGTTTATTATTAAGATTATCTGGTAGTAGAGAAACATCAAGTGGTAGTTTTGAAGATATCAAGTTTTTCTCAAGACAAACTAATACAATCTATTCTCCAAAAATAGAACTTAAATGGGATGACCATTTACCAGCTACTGGTTCAAACACAGGTAGTTTAACATCTTTAGATGTAAGTGGTAATGTAGAAAACTATTTGTATCCAATACATTTTAAAGAAGCATATAAAGAAAACGAAACTGTTAAGTTTAGATTTGGTGCTCGTAAAAGATACATACAAAAATCATTTACAACTTCAGTTCAAACTGTGAGTGGTAGTTTTATACCACATGGTTCAGGTTCTTACTCTATCATAGATATGGCAACAAACGAATCAGTTGTTCCATTTAGTGCTTACACAACAATGAGTTGTGATACTACTTCTAACTATTTTAAACAAGACCTAAATGCTTTCGAACCTAATCGTGCTTATAAGATTTTGATTAAGGTCAATCATAATGATGGTCAGGAGATAATCTACGATAACGATTTTGAATTTATATTAAGGACTTAACATGTCTTATCATAATGAATCAGCACCTCAAAATCCACCATTCGGATGGTCACCAGCAAATCCATTACTTGGTACTTTAAGTCCAGGAGAACAATGGGTATGGACTGGTGGTGGCTGGGAAGAAAATACCGATTTTGTTTATGCCAATCCTATTATAGAAGTTGATTTACAAGCAACAGCAAACGATAACTTTTACTTTCAAAGTAATCCTGACGAACAATATGTAGGACCTTATCATCGTCATGAAGATGGGACTTTAATGATTGGTGGTGGTGAGCTTGGTGTTAATCATGATATGATTTCTGATGAAATAATATTTAGAAAAATAGGATATCAAGATATACAAGAAACTCGTGAAAGAGTTAGTGATATTTTTTATAAAGTATGGTTTGAGTCAAACACCCTTTCTGAAGAAGAAATACTTTCAATGCAAACTACCATTCGTGATGGTATAAAACAGACAGGTCGTACTGAAGATGAACCTCTTGTATTTTATAAGAAGGATAGGAACACCTTAGAAAGTAGAAAAGATTTAGAAGGTGATAAGTTTGAAGAGATGTGTCAATACATCTATAGTAATCAGATAGATGATTTAGATGGTAGGTTTGATATTTTAGTAACTGATTTACAACTCGGTGAAACTGAACACAAAAGATGGAGTTTAAGATTTCGTAAAAACGATTCATCTTTTATCGGTATTCAAATAGCAGTAAAGGTAGATGGTGAGTTTATAGATGTCATAAATCTTAGTCAGTTAACAAAACCTAAAACTAGCACAAGAGTTAATCCTGAAAAAGCTCGTGATGTTTTAGATACAAATATTTTTGAGTTGTTACCAAACCAAACAACTCGTCAAGATACAATAAATAGTTTCTTTAATCAGTTTAATGAATTGATAGGACCTAAACCAGCATTTGATGATGTGGATGGAGATGGTGCTGGTGAAGTTGCTACTAACTATGAACAAGATGAACAAAGTCGTATTAGTTATGAAAATCAAACAAATGCGTATATAACAAGATTAGATAAACAAGCAGAAGGCGATACTAATAATCAAGGTAAGACACTTGAGTCAATGAGAAACAAACTCAACACTTATCTTGGAGATACTGATAATGTTATTGATACTTTAGAAGATAACAGACCTGAATATGAAAATATATCAGAGGGATTTCTTAAAATAAGGAAACCAAATCAGGCAATAATATTGAGGTCACCAAATAATAATCAGTTAGAGTTTCAACGAGTAAATCCCACTACAGGTAAACCAAGTTATTTAGAAGATGGATTTACAATAACAATGTGGGTTAAGTTTGTAAGTAAAACATCTGAGGGAACTCTTTTTAACTTTGGTAATCCATTAAATAGTAACTCAATGAACTCTTCTAATGCTAAAGGATTTAGATTAGATACTAAAGTAAATTTATATAATGGAAAATATTATAGATACATTAGATTAATAGTTCGTGATTGGACAAACACTAGCGATGCTGGTGGAAGGATGTATCGTATAAGAGATAATAATTTTGGAACTCCAGCATTAGCAAGATTTGACCACAGAAGTTTTGGAACTAATGAAAGTAATTACTTAAGAATACATGAAGCATTTCCACAAGTATCTACAGATGACTTAGATGAATGGTATTTTATCTGTGCTACATTTAACCCAAATATAGCAGAACCTGATTATATTCAAGGTAGTCCATTATTAACAAATACACAATATTGGTTAAATCATATTTTACCAACATCAAATGGTAATGTTGTAGTTGCTAATAGTGGGCAAGGAGCTAAATGTAAAGTAGAAATAATAAGTCGTTCTGATTTATTAAATGCTCGTGGATATATCGGAAAACCTTTAACTGTGGTTTCACAACTAGAAGAAAGTTTAGATATACAATCTTCTTTTACATATCAGATTGTTGAAGACGAAACTACATCTAACAACAATCCACCTGTAGCTAACTTTGAATTTGAAATAATAGGATAGAGGAATTTATTATGAGTAAGACAGTTCAATTTACAGATACTTCAGAAAATGCCAATACTTATAATTGGAATTTTGGAGATGGTACAACATCACAAGAAAGAAATCCAATACATACTTATGTAGAGTATGGTAATTATAGCGTTGTTTTAACCGTAACTAATAATATGGGAAACACAGATGTGTTTCAGCAAAATATAAGTTTAGTTAATCCAAATTCAAATCTACCTCCTGATCTTCCTGAAACAGAAGAACAACAAGAGGAACAACAAGAGGAACAACAAGAGGAACAACAAGAGGAACAACAAGAGGAACAACAAACTTATACGGAGCAAAAACCAAATAGTCCTCCAAGTGGATATCAATTTGCTCCACCAGTTTTTAATTTAATGGATGGAACTTTAAGTCCTCAAGGGCAATGGATATGGGATGCTAAATCTACTGTAAATCCTATGGCTAACGAATGGGTATCAAATTCATCTACGACCACAACTACAACAACAACCGAGAGTGATGATAGTGATACGAGTGGTAATACACAACCAACAACTCAGACATATACTTTAACAGGTACAGTAACTAAGTTCGGATCAAGTTCGGGAGGTCCATTTAATATATCAAATGAAAACTATCCAACTTTATTATCAGATATATCTGTTGGTGACAGGATAACAATAGATGGGAGTGCTAAAATAATAACCGATTTCAATCTAGCTGAAAAAAGAATAACAATAAATCCTGGTATTGCTGATGCGATATATGGAGAATCTTTTTCTTTTAGTATGACTATAGTTAGTGAGCAAATTGGTTTACAACCAGGAGACACAAGTGGAAACACAGGTG